CATGGCTACGCTGGTCAAGCCTTATGCGGGCGAGAACTCGTGGACGTTCAGCCACAGCACCTGCTGGTCGGGTGGGCACGCGATCGCGTTCACGGGCGTCGACCTGGCCAACCCGCTAGATGCGGCCACCGTCAGTAACCTGAAAAACAACATCTCGGGGAACTTCCCCGCGGCAACGGTCACCGGCCCAACCACGGTCACCGACGGCGCATGGCTGGTTTCCAGCCGACAAGGCTGGGACGGACTAGAGACCAGCCCGTCGGCTGGGTGGACGGAACGCTACGACGACGGCGATCGGATCGACACCCAGGTCCGTCCGACTGCGGGGCCGACCGGAACGCTGAGCATCCCGCACGGCAACTCTAGTAACCAGAACCCTTGGGGTCTGATCGTTGTCGCGCTGCGGCCTGCTCCTGCGTCCACAACCCATCAAGTGTCCGGGTCATCCTCCTCGAACACCACGGCAACGGGGAACGTCACCAGGATTCGAGGTCTAGGTGCTGTTGCGGCATCGGTGACCGCCGCACTGGGTGCTGCATCCTTGATCTCGGGGGTTAGCGGGGATGCAACGAGTTTCACTGACGCGAGCGGGCAGTCAAATTCGACTCAAACACTATCGTCAAACGTTAGTAGTTCCACGTCGGCGGAAGGGTCGGTTTCTGTTGCCCGTGCGGTGACAGGTGAGTCAACGAGTGACACAAGCGGTAACGGTTCCGTTACCCTCTTGCCGGGACCGAAGACTTACCTTGTGTCCGGGGAGTCATCCAGCACCACCGATGCATCTGGGGATGCAACCTCAACCCAAGTCGTGGGTGGTGTAGGAACGAGCCTTACCTCTAGTAACGGGGGAGCCCACCTGCTCCGTGCAGTGACGGGTGGGGCGACTAGTGTAACCAGTGGGGCCGGATCTGTTGACCTACTAGTGGGTCCGAAGGTTCATCTTGTTTCGGGTGTAGGAACAAGCGATACCAACGCGAACGCGGGTGTGGTTTCCTGGTTGTTCGTTTCGGCTGAAACCGAGAGTGAGACTTCCGCAACAGGGTCAGTGAATCTGATTCCGGGCGTTGAGACGCTCCCTGTTTCGGGTGAAGCAACCAGTGACACGTCAGCCCGTGGTTCAGTGGAGGTCGCTCCCCCCGCCATTATTCAAGTGTCGGGGGAATCAACCAGCACTACTGGTGGCTTTGGTCGCGTCCACTCTGTTTCTCGGGTTAGTTCGGAATCTGTAAGCGAGACCAACGGGTACGGGGTCGCACGCCAGATCACGCGGGTTTCGGGTGAAGAAACGTCGTACACGTCTGCTTCCCTCGCCGTGCAGGTGGTGGTTTTCCACCCGGTAAGCGGGTCTGGAACCTCGTACACGAGCGCGGAAGGAAACGCTCAACTACGGACCGAGCCCCTACCTGTAGCCCCGGATTTGAGGACCCTTGTTGTAGGGGAAGACAATAGGGTTTATATTATTGAAACAGACGATAGGACTTTATGATGAGTTGTAAGACGTTTTTTAAAGACCCGGACGCTATTCTTGACTACAGTGTTGATTGGGGGAAACTCTGGCTGCCCGCAGGTGATTCGATTTCGTCTTCAACTTGGATCGTTCCAACCCCTCTTGTTGTGGATGAAGAGTATTTTGATTCTCGGGTTACTACGGTGTGGATTTCGGGTGGAGTAAACCGGAACACTTATTCGATTACCAACAGGATCGAGACAACCCAGGGGCGGGTTGATGATCGAACATTCAAGTTGGTTGTCCGTAATCGGTGAAATGTTCCACCCGCACGTCGTTAAAGATTGTTTTTAGGTAAAGTCTTTACTATTGCCCCCACATTTCTAGGAGAACAATGAAGTCCAATTTTTGGAGAATCGCGGGTATCAGTACGGCGGTGATCGGGGTTTCCGCTCTCGTGTCTACCGCTTTCGCTGTTGTTCCTGCTGCGTTGAAGGATGAGGTCGTAGCAGATTGCACGGCTAATCCGGTAGTTACTTTGAACGAAGGTACCCAGTCGTTCAGTATTGACTGCGTTGTGCCCGTTCCGATCCCCGAGATCGAAGCGCCTGAGCCCGAGCCGACGCCGGAGCCCACGCCCACCCCGACTCCCGACCCGGACCCCGAGCCGACGCCGACTCCCACTCCTGAACCGACGCCGGACCCTGAGCCCGAGCCGACCGAGCCCGTCAACGGTGGATTCCCCGACGCCTCCAACACCGGGCCGACCGGAACGCTCGCCAACTACACGGGTCCGTGTGTGATCAACCAGGCCAATTACGTGATCCGGAACGTGGATGCCACTCGACGCTGCGGCGAGATCATCGTCAACGTCAAGGGCGTGAAGATCGAGAACAGCATCGTCCCGCGCGTGGAATCCACGAAGGTCGATGCCCGCTGGAACGCCTTGTCCGGCGTGACGATCACCGACTCCGAGGTCCGAGCGGGCAACGTCAACGTGGGCGCGGTCTGGGGTTACGACTTGACCGTGATCCGCAGCGAGGTCACCGGGGGCCAGCACTCGGTCCACTGTGCCCGCGACTGCACCGTCGAAGCGTCCTGGCTTCACGGCCAGTACAACCCGGACGGCAGGGACTTCCACACCAACGCGTTCATCACCAACGGCGGCGCGAACATGGTCGTGCGCGGAAACACCCTGCACTGCGACTCGACCCTGAACCGGACCGGCGGCGGCTGCACCGCCGACCTGAGCCTGTTCGGCGACTTCGAGCCCGTCCGCAACGTGCTCGTGGAGGGCAACCTGTTCAAGGCCAACAACTCCTCGATCTCGTACTGCCTGTACGGGGGCGCGACCTCCTCGAAGCCCCACAAGGCCAGCGGCGTCAAGATTCTTGACAACGTGTTCGAGCGCGGCCCCAACCGTAGATGCGGAGTTTATGGGCCGTTCACCGACTTCGACCCACGGGCTTCGGGCAACCAGTGGGCCGGCAACCGCTGGGACGACGGCAGCACTCTGTAATAATCTAACCCCATGAGGGTTTCACTCGTGAAGTGGCTTCACCATGTACTCAGGTGCAAGGTGAAGCCTCTTTGCTTTTATTACAAATCCCTACGGGACGATGAATTTGAATACTCTTTCGGGGACCTTGTTTACAATGTGTTTCTCCGCATTGCATCTTTCATTGGAGCAAAAGTGGACAAGTGATGTTATTCTCGCTTTATGCGGGAAGCATTAGAGGAACTTAGGGACAAATACCAAGACGCTCTTGATTGCGTTAACAGGGAGAATTATCCCGATAGCGTTGAGTATTACACTTGCCTGGAGTTGTGGACGGAAGTGGTGAACGATATTGAGCGTCTACTCCAATAAGGTAGAGCCGTACAGTGATGGGCTGTCACCACTAGACGAACGTCTACTTAAACTAGCCAGCCAAGGTAAGTCAGCCCAGGAAATGGCTACAGCCGTAAACATGCTGCCCGCCGATGCCCTTCTGCGTGTGCGGGAAATCCTGTCGTCCCGCGATATTTGGTCAGAGCGGGAGCGGTTTCTTATGTATCTTGACGACCTCTATTCTCTTAAAGAGGTTCTTAACACTGAAGCCCGCGCAACCAACAATCAGCAGGCATACTCGAACCTCATCCGTGCGCTAGATCAATTGGGGCGCACGTTGAAAGACGTTACATCCATGAGCGACCGGGTTGCAGATAAAATCACGGAAACCCAAGCCAAGTTTCTTGTGGGTGTGGTGGTTTCAGCTTTCGATTACGCCAAAAGCCGGTTGGCGGAAGAGTACCCAGATGTTCCTTGGGAAGTGGTTAATGAGAAACTGCGTGAAGGACTAGTTTCCATTGAGCAGTAACCTGGTTCCCACTATTCGTCGTAGCCTCGAATTGCTGGACAACATGAAGAGGCGGGAACAATACTTTGACGACCCTATTTTGTGGGCAAAGGATCGTCTTGGGGTAACTGTTTGGATGAATCCGAGTAATCCAAAACGAAGCCAAGCAGAACTTCTTCGATCCATCGCCAAGAACAAGGACACTGCCGTAAAGGCGGGTCACTCTGTTTCCAAGTCTTTCTCGGTGGCGCTTGCAATCGTCTGGTGGTTGGACACACGATACCCGGACGTTTTTGTTGCGTCCACAGCCCCATCGGTAGCCCAGATTTCGGGTGCCGTGTGGGCTGAAGTGCGTAAGTTCAGGAAGACTCTTGAACGACGATATGAGTCGGGTCTAAACGAATACCCAGGCCCTCCCGGATACATCACCTCAGACAACATGTGGAAGGAGGACGACGGAACTATTCTTGGGTGGGGACGAAAGCCCCCGGACCAGGATATTGATAGCGCGTTTCAGGGTATTCACAGAAAATACGTCTTGGCTATCGGAGACGAAGCTGTTGGTTTGTCAGAAGAATTGATTGACGCTCTCAGCAACATCACGTCAAACGAGACTTCAAGACGGGTCATTGTTTGTAACCCCACTAATCCTTCCTCCTACATTGGAAGATTGTTTAAAGAGAAACCGAAAAACTGGAATTTCATTACAATTTCGGTTTTCGACAACCCCAACTTCACGGGGGAAGAAGTACCTGTTGAGACAAAAGAATCCCTCGCAGACGAGTCTTTTGTTGAATCGAAACGGCAAGAATACGGGGAAGGTTCTCCCCGTTGGAATTCCCGTGTTTTAGGTGAGTTTGATTACGACACCACTAACTCGTTGTTTACGGATCGAGAATTCTCGGTCGCCTTTGATTGCGATATTTCTCCAGGGTATGAGTCTCGCCCCGTGCTGGGTGTCGATGTGGCCCGGTTCGGAGGGGATTCAAGCGTCATCTACCTGAATGAAGACGGACGAGTACGTTTCTATAGTTCCTGGGAGAAGACTTCAGGAACAGATACTGCTTCCATCATTCACCGTGCAGCGATAGACACGGGAGCCCGGGAAGTGCGGATTGATGGTCTCGGACTTGGTGGGCCGATTGTGGATCTTGTTCTACAACACAGTGAAGGCAAATACGCGGTACGGGAAATTAGGGGTAGTGCAGCATCCCCGGATCGTAAGCAGTGGCATAACTGGCGTGCATGGTCTTTTGACAAGGTGCGCGGAATGATGCTGGACGGACTTATCGACCTAGATTATGGGGACAGAAAACTAGCCGATGAACTCGGGGGAATTGAGTACAGGTTTGCTGACTCCGGGGGGTTGGTTATCGAAAGCAAAGATGACATGAGAAAGCGTGGGATCAAGTCACCCGACCACGCAGATGCATTCATTTATGCCGCTATCCCGGACGACGTTATCGAGTCAGCAAATCAGAAAAACGTCATGGTATCCTTGGATCACGGTTATTTCGTTGAAGAACACGAGAAAATGTGGGATATTCTTTGAGTTACACAATGGAAGGACTGATTAAGGACAACATTGTCCTTAAATCAGAACTCGAAACGGTTCAAGAATCCCTCTCGGACCTAACTCTTCGCATTGACGAGATTGGTTGGACCTCTCTTGGTGTGACAGGGGACGAATGGGATCTTGATTGTGTTAACCGTGCGTCTAAACCGCTCAACGAAATGTCTGAGTCGAACGTTCTTATCAAGCGAGCGATTCAACTCCGAACTGCGTACGTGTACGGTGACGGAGTAAAGATTCAGGTTAACTCCCGTATCCGAAAGATCATTGACTCCCAGGTTAACCGGGACTCATTCTTTGGTCCCCAAGCACAGATGCGCCGTATTCGAGCCCGTGCTGCAACAGGAAACCTGTTCTATTTGGTGAACACCACCACGAACCAGATTATTCATGTTCCCGTGGCTCAAATCACGGAGATCATGCAGGACACGATGGACACTTCTCGCCTCTTGTTTGTAAAGAGGGAGTGGGCTAGTTCTGCAAATCGCCAGGAGTCACGGTGGTTCCGGGTCTCCTCGAACACGGATCAACGGAGACTTCCCGCTAGTTTTGACTCCAAGGGAGCAACCTTGGACAAGAACTGGGTGTGCGTACATCGTGCGTACAACGCACCCGAAGGTTCCCCTCTCGGTGTGCCGGACGCTTTGAGTGCGATGAGGTGGGCGGAGGGTTACTCCGAGTATCTCGACAACCAGGCCAAGTTGGTTCGGGCTTATTCTCGTATCGCCGGAAAGGTGACGAGGAAGAACAACACCACGTCACACGAAGTGGCGGCCCAGGTTCGTAGCGCACAGGAGACTGGCTCGGTGGGAAATATCGCGGTAGGGGATTTCTCGGTTTTGCCGGCAACCGGGTCTCAAGTTGACTTCAACACGGGACGACCAATGGCGTCCTTGGTTGCAGCCGGGCTTGGTGTTGGCGTGGACGCATTGTTGAGCGGCACGGTTGGTGCTACTAAGAGCGTAAGCGACCTGTTGGATTTGGCAACGTCTTCCCTCATGAAGTTGTTGCAGCAAGACGAGGTTGAAGTGACTAAAATGATCTTGGATGTTATTGGGTCCAAGAACTTTGAAGTTGACTTCCCCACGATGGACACTGACCCCATGTATCGCCGTGTGCAGAGTGCTGCTCAAGGGACCGCCCAGGGGGCGCTCTATCGGTCTGAGTTCCGGGACTTGTTGTTGGATTGGATGAACCTTCCCAACCCGAAGGACGGATTGCCGGAGGCTGACGGGTTCAACGCTTGGTCTGATCCTAAGTCGAACGAGGAAAAGTCGGACCCGATTGCCCGTCAAGGCAACTCGGGTGTTGTTGGGGCGGGTGTTGGTAGCAATAACGACGCTCGGGATTCTGGCGAATATGACCGCTGATGGAACCGCCTTTGACTTGGCTGGACATAACCAACGCGGCATCTGGTTGGGTCCTGCTCGTAGCTGGTGCGACGTATGTAGTTCGACTCTTGTTGACGGGGAAACTCATCACCAGGAGGGAAGCCGACGCGCTCGAAAGACAGATCGAAACCAAAGATCAAATCATCTTAGAGTTGCAGACCCAGCACAGGAAAATGCTGGAAGAAGGAATAACCACGACGAACTCGGTTCTGCAAGCGCTGAGATCGGCAGCAGAAAAATGAGGGTTCCGTGGCTAAGTAGGTTCCTAGACGAGCGTGCTCTGGTCGCGGAATTTAACGCCAAAAAAGCGGAAGTCGAACTACGTAGTGTTATTGCTCAGCGGGAACATGTTGAATCCGTGACGATGGAGGCAAAACAGCAACGACGGTTGAACGGGTTTAGCCAACTTATCTTGGATAGCGTAGGGAAGAAGAGAAATTGACGTTCCTAGACTGGACCCGGCATTTCGCTATCTTTTTTGGAACACTCGGTCAACTTGCATTTGTTGTGTTGTGGGCTACCCGCAACCCGTTTAGTCATTTCGTTCCGAGATCTCAGTTTCTTAAAAGTTTTCTGTTCTTAGTCTTTCTTCTTCTCGTGTGTTCCCGATACGTGATTTCATATGCTTCAGAGAACCCACCGTGGACTAAAGATCCAGGGGGAGTTCGTGTGTGGGATTACATTGAATCGACCCTGTATTGGGTTATTGCCCTGTGCTGTTGGTACCAGCTAACTTCAATGGTCCGGCAAATTCTTTCTGAGAAATCATTTAATGATAAACTGTGAATCAACATGAGTAAGTTCATTGAATCCGTAGAGAGTGGGTTGGTTGAGTCCGCGACTCCCAACGTGTTCCGTACCCGCCTGATTTCCGAGGGTCCGGGCTCAAGCGGCTATTACAGCGCGGAAGTTCTGCGTCGAGACTTGCCTATTGCTCTCCCCAAGGGAACCAAGGTTTACTTTGACCACATGGATGAGTATGAGGCCATGTCGGGTCGTGCTCGCTCAATGGAGAATTTGGTTGGCGTGTTTGAGTCTGATCCGTATTTCGATGAGGCGGAGAAGGCGAGTTACGCTAACGTTCGGTTCTACGAGAATTCCCCTAAATTTAATAGTGTTCCTGCGTTCATTGCGGAAGCGCTTACCGATATCGGCGTGTCTATCGAGATTCACGCCGGACGCCTTGGTGAAGACCGAGTAGTTGAGGAACTACAGTTTTCACCCCACAATTCCCTTGCCGTAGTCACCACTCCTGGTGCTCGGGGTAAAATACAGGGACTCATGGAGTCTTACCGAAAGACGGTAGACCAAAATACAGATAGGACGAAGATGGACGAGAAGGATATTGCTGCTATTGCGGCTGCTACTTCGGCTCCGCTTCTTGAGGCGATTAAGGATCTCGCAGAGAGTCTTAAGCCGGTCGAGCCGGAGGTTGAGGCCCCGTCCATCGCGGCGGTTGCCGAGGCTGTCGCCACGTCTGATCTGACCGAGTATGGCCGCCACGCAGTTTACGCACAGGTCGAGTCTGGCGTAGCTGTTGAGGAGGCTATCAAGGTTCAGTCTGACTACGAGAAGCAGATCCGAGAGGCATTCAAGAAGGACGCTGAGGACGGCGGGTTCCGAGTTCAGGGTTCTGGTGGCGACTTTGCTGCCAAGGCTGCGGCTCTCTACGGGGGTGGAAAGTAATGCCGATTGGTAACATCCGTAAGGGTGACAGCATTAATGTCCGCATCGGTAGTGGTGAGGACTTCGGGCCTGGTACCCCGGTTATTGTCGGTGACGTCAAGGGCGTTGCTATCAGTGGTCCGCACGATGGGCAGGACGGGAACGACTACGTCCAGGTTGCCACGGTTGGCGAATGGTTGGTTCCGGTCGCGGGTACCCGCACGATTGGCGCGCTCGTGTACGCCGACGAGGCAACCCCCGTTGGGGGGCGTGCGGTTGAGGTTGACTTGACCACCGTGGAGGGCACAACCGAAAACCACGTGTTCGGTTTCATTTCGGCAATTGGTCAGAACACTGGTGAGGCATTTGTCGTGCCGATTCAGGGTAACGGTATTGGAGCTGCGTCAAATGACTGACGGTATTTTCTGGAACGAGCGGACCTTCGAGGCCGCCAAGCTGCTTGAGGGCGCACTTTCGGGTGACCGTAAGGATAAGAATGCTTTTTTTGAGGCACTCGTCACTACGGATCTCCCTGCCGCCCTTACTCCGGCTCTGAACAAGAAGGTTCTGGACGAGTACGAGCGTATCCCGGTCGCGTGGGAGGCGTTTGCAGAGCGCGAGCTGGTGGATGACTTCCGTCCCCAGGAGGTCGCTCGCATGGGTCTCACCGGCGACGGCATCCCGGCCAGCACTTCTGGTGAGGAGTTCGTTCCCGACATTCTTCCTCGTGTTGAGGAGTTGGGCGAGTACCCGCTTCTGGGGATTCGTGGTTCCGACGTGTCGTTCAAGACGCAGAAGAATGGTGTTCGGTTTGCCCTTTCGTGGGAGTCGATCGTTAACAACCGCGATCTTCGTCTCATTGAGCGTGCGATCTCGAAGTTTGCGAGCATGTCTCGTGAGAAGGAGGAGTACCTGGCTACTTGGCAGTACGTCACTTCTTCGGGTATCAACACCGCTAACTTGACGAGCGGGGCGCTTGGCACTAACGACAACTTGCTTAGCGGTAACCCCGTGTTGTCGGCTGCGTCTCTTGAGGATGCCTGGATTCAGGCAACCCAGCACGAGATCGACGGACAGCGTATTCGGATGCCTGCGCGAATGAACTTGATTGTTCCTTCGGCTCTCGCGTTCGAGGCGGAGCGAATTCTGAGTCGCAACGTCGTTACCGATCTTCCCGGATCGGGTAGCGGGGTTGCTTACGAGGGTCCAAACCCGTTGTCGGGTCGGTTCGACGTTGTCGTCAACGACTGGTTCTCGGTTCTTGATTCCACCAACGGTGCCACCACGTGGATGATTGCTCCCAAGCCGGGGGCGTTTGACATGGGTGGTGCGGCTCTCGCGTTCCTTCGGGGCCACGAGAACCCGCGTTACTTCGTTCGTAACACCCACAACGGAAACCCCGCTGACGGTGACTTCGATCTGGACGCCTACGAGACCAAGGTCCGTCACATTGTTGGACCTGCGTGGCGTGGTATCAACGCTGGTATCGTTATCAGCAACGGCTCGAAGTCCTGAGTCTAAACACCTAGATGAAACCCCCGGAGATAATTTCCGGGGGTTTCGTCTTTCTAAAAACACTGATAAGATGATCCTAGTTTCCTTCTAAAGTTAGGGGGTGCCGGTATCTCGTGGGAGCCCCGAGTCAGACGAAAGTTTGGCTCGGGGCTTTTTCGCTTTATGCGCGATAGAATGTAGCAACTAACTACTAGGGAGTAGATATGAAGACCATGATTGAACCGTCCTACGCGGCCCGCGAGAACGCTAACCAGATGCGGGATGTTTACTGTGCATATCGTCTATCCGGTTTCTCGCGCGTGCAGAGTACGTTGTTTCTTCTAGCTGCTGTCAGCCGGGACACTTACATTGTGGAAGACGATGATTGAGCAACAAATTGCGTCGATGCGACGACGTATTCCCGATCTTGATTGCTCGTTGTTCTCAGATTACGACCTGGAAGGGTATTTGGAGGACAACGAAGGGAACGTGAAACTTGCGGTCGCTTCCGTGTGGGAGGCAATGGCTGGTTCACACCTGCTCTTGTTTAAGGCGAACGTTCGATCCGATAACGAGTCGGTCACCGCAAGCGAACAATCCAAGTTGTACTTGGAGCGAGCGCGAGCCCTGCGTGCGGAAGCGTTGGACGAACTATACCCGTGGCGTCTGGTGGGCGGGGAGACTGTCCCACACCTGCACACGCGGGGGCTCCCGTGCTGAGCGGGGTGATTCGTACTGAAGCGTGGGCTGATGCGGCCTACGGGGTCTGGTCGGCCTTGAGTGATTGCAGGATTCAGGTTTACATCCCGAGTAACCCCGTGTACGACACCAACACGGGAACCTACTCGGAGGGACCAGAAGACCTTATTTACGAGGGCACTGCGTCTATTCAAGCGACAACTCTCGCTTTGCGAGATCTGGTGGACGGGTCTGACTCTTTGACCCAACGATTTAGGTTCCAAATCCCCCGCACAGCGCCAAACATTGATGGTCGGATGAGGGCAAGGGTTCTGTTCGGGAACCTACAGAACACTGATTTGACTGGTTTTGAGTTTAACGTGACCGAATCATTTAACTCGGGTGGGTCGTTTGAGAAGACGTTTTTTGCGACGGTCAACGATGGGCGTTAAAGGACCAAAAGATTTGGCTAAAGCGCTTGGTATTGACCGTCTGCGGGACAACGTGGACCAAGAATTGAGTGCTGTCATTCGTGAGGCCGGCCAGGAGGGCCAGGAGGCGGGACGACACATTATCGACACGTCCCCCACCCCCGGAGACTGGTCTCGTCGTTTCCGCAACAACCCCCGTTGGAAGGAGTCTGTGCGTGAAGGAACAGGCCGAAACGAAACAGGACACATGCGTGAAATGTACTCGTTCCATGTCATTAAAGATTCCCGTGACGAGAAATCCGTGGAGATCGGGTGGGTTTACGGAGCACCCTCTTACGCTGCGGATCAGGAGCATGGGTTTGAGCACGAGTTCGCGGGTTGGGTTCCGGGGATGAATGCACAGGAGAAGTCGAAACCTGTTGTGAAGAAATTTGTTTCCGATCGTCTAAAGGGGTTGAGAAACAAGTGGGCCTAACTGTTGAGGAAGTAATGTCTTCCGTCGTGTCTCACGTACGTAGCAACACGAACATCACGTGGTACGAGTGGTTCTCCCCGGACAACGAGGACATGACTGACGATCCGTACGGGATTGTTTCCGTGACCGGACCATTCGAGTCCAGGTACGACCAATCTATTTGCGGCATTGAGAAACAACCAGAGATCGGGCAGATTCTTATTTCTGTTGTCGCACGCACACCGGATGCAGTGAAATACGAGGCCGGGAAGGTTCATAAGTTGCTTCGTGGATGGAGTCCGGGGCCTGGGGTGTCGGGCTTGAAGGGGGACGTTGCACGAGGATATGAACCAGTGGAAAGCAAGTTTAAGCCAACGTTGATTACCCGGAATATGCTCTACTCGTTCACCACAAATCTATAAAACACGGAATGGTAGAATAGGCAATACTATGGCGCGAAAGAACAAGGTTTACATTAAGAACAAGGAGACGGGTCTTTACGGGCTTGTTCCTCAGTTCATTTTTGAGCACCCGGTTTACGGCCAACACATGGAGTTGGTTGACGACGCGCCATGCGACTGCAACCACGTGGATGAGGAAACAGAAATCCTCACCGATCAGATTGAGGATGAGAATATGGATTTCGTCTTTGAGGGTGAGGTCTAATGGCGTCCAACCGCGTACTTCGGGGCGATACGACCATTTGGGCTGCTTACCCGGAGGCTTTTAGCGACCCGAGCGCTCCCACCGTAGCCGAAATGGCGAACGCATCTTTGGTGTTTGATATTTCCTGCGCCGTCGAGGACGGGTACACGCTTAACGCTTCGTCTTCGGATACTGATGATTCAATGTCGATTTGCGATACGGGAGATATTTCTACTCCGACCTTCGCTAACTATGAAGCGTCTATCGACACGTTCGCAGATGAGGACCCTCTTGCAGCGGGTGTTTACAACCTGGCCCGCGATTTGTTCCGTGCGAAGAACAACGAGTATTTCCTGATTAAGCGTCTCAACATCGCCCAGGGGACTGCTGCTCTTGCGGGTCATGTCTTGTATCTTTACAAGGTGAAGACCGACAACCAGCAAATGCTTATTGGGCGAGGAGAGGCCGTAATGTACGGTAACCGATTCAAGCCGATGGGTGAAATCTACGAGAACGTGGAGGTTCAGTCGTAATGGCGGACACAAAGGTTTACCCCGATAAGCACCTTACCTACTGGTTCGTGCCTGCGGGTGGTATTTCTAACATCAAGGCTCCGACCGCGATTCAGATTAATTCGGGAGTTAACTTGTCCGAGGCTATCGCCTGGGACGGCACGGACGTTAACCCGTCCGAGTCTAGTGATCTGGACGATGCAGCAATCACGGACGCGGCTACTGCTGTTGAGCCCGGTTTTGACCAGTTCGGGGTCGCATTGCAGTTCTTCTACCCGAAGGACATGTCTTTGTCCACTGACCCCCAGGTCATTGCTTACGAGACGTTTGCGCCTGGTCGGGTTGAAGGCTTCGTGGTTCGACGGTTTAAGCCTGAAGACACGAATACTGCAACCTACATGAACTCCGCCGACGAGGAGGACTGGGTTGAGGTGTTCAAGGTCATGGCCGACTACACCGAGCACGACACGGAAGGTGAGGACTCCACCAAGTTCACTGTGAACTTCCTCCCCCAGGGCGACATGAGTGGCCCGGTTCTGATTAAGTCGTCTAATTCGGTGGTCGTTACTCCGGCCTCCCCCACGATGACGGCGGGAGACGTGCAGGCAATTGTTGCTAAACTTGACGGGTACAACATCACTGCCGACGCCACGTGGAGCACCAGCAATTCCGCTGTTGCCACCGTCTCGTCCACCGGGGTAATCACGGCACACTCGGACGGAACCGCTACGATTACCGCGAACTATCCGTCTGCTGACTCGCCAGGGACCGTTTCTGTAACTGTTGGTTCCTGACATTAGTCGCCCCCGCGCCGGGTTTTCCTCCCTTTCCCCAGGCGCGGGGGTTTCCTTTTGGTAGAATCAATGAGTAATCAGTAACTCACAATAAAGGAGAACCCAATGTCTGACGATTTCGATCTTTTTGGCTTTCTTGAGGGCCGCACTTTCCCCGAAGACTCCGTTAAGGTTTACACGGACGAGAAGGTAGCCTATTCCGCCCGAGACCTCATTAATGAGTACAAGGAATTGTCCGAAGTAAAGAACCCGACCACCGCCCAGAAGAGTCGGTTGAAGGAGATCGAGAAGGAACGCGAAGAGATCCGGGCCAAGGCGGAAGAAACCGCTGTCAGGTTCCACCTTCGCGGCGTGCCGAACCACGTCATCAAGGAACTCACCGATGATGACACCAAGGGAATTGATTTCCTGCGTCTCATCGGGGCAGTGGTTGTGGCAACCGAAAGCCCGGACGGAAAGCGAACGGATGTTTCCTACTCGCGTGCGGATGTGGAGCGCCTTCGTGATCTTCTGCCGGCACCGTCGTTCTCTCGCTTGCACGCGAGCGTGTTGGAGCTTGTTGTCGCATCCGCTGCTTTCGAAGAGGGTGCTGATGCCGGTTTTTTTCCGAACTCCTGACGTGGCCTGAATACTCATGGGTGGCACGTAAGATTAGGACCGCTATTTCGGTGGGGATTCGCCCCACCGCAACGGTTTTTGAGAAACAACCAAGCGACCCGTGGGACCACGCAGATTTCCGTTTGCTTGAGGCATACCAAATCTTGCAGGACGAAACCTGCGGAAATTGCGGACACCCTCTTTGGCTGTGCAGGAATCCAGACGTGTTTTGGGAAGTACGCACTGACCTGTGTGCAGCGGAGAAGGAAATTGAATCCTGGCATAAGAAGCAAACTAAAGAAAAGCCGGGAGTTCACCCCCGCACTGTTCCTTATGTTTTATCGTCGGATGAACGCGGGGTAATGTCCCCCGACTACGATAACTTGCCTTCCCGGGCGGATTTTTTCAAACTAGAAGACTGATAAAATGGTGTAACTATGGCCGACGATAAGATCCAGTATGAGATTGTCCTTAAGGTCCAAGACGACGATCTAAACTCTTTCATTGACGCCCTAGCGTCGGCTACTACTGGTTCTTCTGAACTTGACGGTAAACTCGAACAACTTGAAAGAACTATCGCCAAGCAGGCGAACGCTTTTAGGGATGCGGATTCTAGTGCTCGCGGTTTGAGCGACACGGAGAAACAAATTGTTGAATCCGCAATGGCTGCGGACAAGGCGCATAAGGAGCTCGCCAAATCCATCCAAGCGACGTTCGGAACGAGTGCCGGAGAGGCATCTAAGTACGCTCGGGAACTCAACAGCGTAACCCGGCAAACCGAATCCCTGGCAAAGAACCAGGACCGGATTAACCAAGCAAGATACAAGAACGCGCAAGCCCAAGATCAAAGTCTGAGGAATCAGCAAAAGATCATTCAGCAGGCCCAAGACCTTCAGTGGGGTTCAGGGTTTGACAGTCAGATCAAGGTCCGCGAGGAGCAAGCACGCAATTTTAGTCGTGCTTTGCAAGCCTCCATGCTTGACGAAGTTCACGCGGCAAAGCAGACAGAGGCTGCCCTAAACTCTCTCGCCAACACTCGTTATGCGTTGTATGACGTTGCCACCACGCTAGGAATTATTTCTGCTGCCACCCTGGGTACAGGAGTCATGGCGGTTAAGTCGGCGGCAGATTACGAGACGTTGTTCGCACAGATTCAGCGCACCGCCCAGGTCTCGGGGGACGATTGGGACAACCTGAAGGACAGTTTGATCGACCTGTCCATGCAGATTCCGGCAACCATTGATGACTTGGCCCGGATTGCGTCTCTTGCCGGCCAATTGAATATTGCGGCAGAAGACATTGACTCGTTTACCGAGTCAGTCTTGAAATTCTCGGCAACCACGGATGTTACTGCCGACGCTGCTGCCGAATCTCTAGGTCGAGTAGCGCAGTTGACCGGGGTCACCGGGGACCAGTACGACCAACTGGCTGCGTCTATTTACCAGGTTGGTATTACGTCTGTCTCAACCGAGTCTGACATTCTATCCGTTGCCACTCAGATTTCTGTTGCGGCCCGTGGCGCTGGATTTGCAACCCAAGAAGTCATTGCTTTGGCTTCTGCTTTGGCCTCTCTCGGCGTGCAGCCGGAGCGGGCTCGCGGTTCGATGGAGAGAATTTTTGCCCTCATTCAAAAGTCTGTAGACGAGGGCGGAGAAAATCTTACCCGGTTTGCAGAAATCAGCGGTAAAACCTCTGAAGATTTTATTGCTCAGTGGAGCACGGATGCCCAAGGGGCGTTCCTGGGACTGGTGAGCGGAATGTCACGAGCCGCTGATGAGGGTCAAAACTTGACTTCCATCATGAGCGATCTCGGTATTAACGCGGTTCGTGATGTGGACACCATGAAACGTCTTGCACAGAACACTGAGGTTTACGCAGACGCTATCCGTGAAGCCAATGGCGGTTGGTACGAGGGAACAGCGTTTGCGGAAGGATACGCCCAGCAGACCGATACCCTGAACGCTTCCCTACAGCGCTTGCAAAACGTAATTGGTGCAATAGTTTCGTCCGGTATTGACACGGGTCCGTTCAAGGAATTCGTAAACCTTCTTGTCGAGGTTGGCAAGGCAATTCAGGTAATCATTTCTACTCGGCCTGGACGAGTCCTTACCGGAATCGTATTGACAATCGGATTCGTGGTGGGTGGCATTGCTGCTCTCGGTGCCGGTGCTGCGTTGGCGGCTGCCTCTATGGCGGCAATGATTACTGCTCTCAAGGGTTTGAACACAACCATGAATCAGTCGGTCGGTATTACTGGCCTGCTTCGTGCTCAGATCAGGGAACTGACCGTTAGCCTTGGATACTCTTCCGCTGCAACCACGCGGCAAGCAGGAGCAATGGGTCTACTTCGGTCCCAGATGCACGCTGCGAGCCTGTCCGCCAAGGTCTTGCGTGGGGCGCTTATTTCCACTGGTGTTGGCGCTGCTCTCGTGGGTGCAACGTTTGCGGTAGAGCGCTTGGTTAACTGGAACAAGTCGGCCAAGGAGGCGGAGGAGCGTACTCGTGCTCTCGGCGCATCTCTACGCGAGGCGTTGAACCAAGACACCCAAGCAGGTGACTCGTCGTTTGGCGTTCTCCAAAAGGACATGGAGGACTTCAACGACGAGGGCGAAAGAACAGTCACCGTCGCAGAGGCGATTACGGGCAAAATCTCTGACACCACTGATCAACTCGAAGACGCGGACTCCAAGACTCGGCAACTTACTCGCTCGGTCGGTGAGTTGTCTCTGGCGTGGTTGCAGAACAGCATCCTCGACCCAGAGGCAGAGGGAGCGTTCAAGGACTTTAACGAAGCGATTGACCGCGTTCTGGGTTACTTCTCACTTGAAGAGCTGCGTTCTCGTGGACTAGACCCCAACTCCCTCATTCGGGCAATCATTGGTGACCCCGAAATGGTTCGCGGGGAGACTCAAGCAATGTTTGACGCACTCAACGACGAAGTTATGAGGGGCCAGCGCGACCTCGACATGGCGGTAAGACAAGGAACTGCCACCAAGGAAATGGTTGCGAACCAGGAAGCCTTAGTGGCTTTGTGGAATTACGTGAAGCAAGCGGTTAAGGCTAACAAGGAAGTAAGCGACGCCACTGGCGAGGCCATGAAGCGGAACCAGAAAGAAGCGGCTGTTCTCGGAACGGAGCTGAACGAACTCAGCGGAGACGCGGACGGCCTTGGTCAGACGATGACGAAGGCCCGTAGTGCTGTGGAAGAATTCTTCGGATCAGGGGAGTACGCCCTGTCCGATCTTCAATCCGCCATGACCTCGTTGTTCCGAACGATGCAAGACAACGGGGGTGCCCTCAGTGTTTTGACGGAAGAGGGACGCACGGGGATGGATGCGTTGCAAAAGGCTGTCTCCGCCGCTGCCGAATATGCCGGCGAAGACACGGGTAAGTTTGTTGCTTACGTAGATGCCATGCTTAACCAGTTGGTTTCTCTTGGTCTAGTGGCTGCCGCCGAGGTTGATGACGTTCGGGCTCGCTTGTTGGGTGGTCTTGCAGGCACGGCAACAGAGGGTTCCCGAAACGCGGCGGCCCTTCTTGCCGCTGCTGCCGCGGCGGAACGCTTCGGAAAGTCTGCTCGAAAGGCCGGAAAGGATGCGGGATCTGCCGCCAAGGAAATCCGTACCCTCACTGACTACGTGAACGACCTTCGTTCTGTTTTGCAGTCAACATTTGAGTACCGTTGGGGACTGCAAATTTCTCGGGACAACACCACGAAGACGTTCAGTGATATTGCTCGGTCGATCGAGGATGCCAACCAGCGGCTCCGTGATTTGGCCCGAAGCGCATCTGACGCCCGTGCAGAGCTGAGCGGGTTGGCGGCAGACCGTAGTTTGCTTGAGTACCAACTGGCGGTTAGCCGACAGTACGGTGATTCTCTTGGTGAACAGAACATTCTTGCCAAGTTGGAGAAGAACTCTGCCGATATGGCGAAGGCTCAAGACAAACTATCGGACGCCCAAAAGGACGTGGCGTACTACACGGATCTCGCTTCGTTCAAGATTACTGGAAACTCGGATGCCGCAATCGAAAACCGGGCTCACGTCCTGGATCTGGTAAGTGCTTACCAGGACCAGATTGTCGCTTACGCGAACACGGGTAAAACTCAGGGTCAAATTGCCAGGTACGCCAAAACCCTTAACAAGAGGTTCCGGGAACAGGCAAGAGACTTGGGTTTGTCTCGAAGAGAAGTTAACAAGTATGCGAAGTCTTTCTCTGACTTCAAGACCATCATTGATCGGGTTCCCCGGAACCTGACGGTTTCAGTTAACTCTAATACTTCTCCCGCACAGAAGGCTTTAAACCAATTTTTCGCTAAAAACAACAACAAGAAGATCACCAACACGGTTGAAACTAGGTATACATCGACAGGAAAGGTCCCTAGTTCTAAGGAGGCTCAGCGCAACGTCTTAATGGCTCAGGTGGGTGCGTGGAGTGCGTTCGCCGTTGCTGCGGGAGTCCGAATGGATTTCGCTAAACTAGCCGAAGCCCTAAAAAAACTGAGTAGTTTGCAAAGCCAACTCAAAAACTTGTGGACCGGAGGTTACACGGGTGCCGGCGGCAAATACGAGCCGAAGGGTGTTGTGCATGGCGGTGAATACGTCATTGAGAGGGAACGAGTTAGCAAGTTGGGCGTGCCGTTCCTGAATGCTCTTGGTCGCACGACGGAAAGGGGTTACGCCAACGGTGGACCCGTCAACGTTTCCACATCTATTCCTGGGGTTATGATGGTGGAGTTGTCACCTTATGACCGGACTCTCCTGCGCCGTGCGGGTGACCTTAAGGTTTCGATTGATGGAAAGGAATTGGCTAGTTCCGTGAACGGCTTTAACGCTAGGCAAAGCGTGAGGGGATCAGGTTAATGTCTAACCGCATGGTTTACTTCGGTACGCGGGGGAGAATGGCGTGGGTTCCTGCACCCAAGGTGAATATGCCTCGCGGGTTGTCGGGTTGGTCTACTTCCTCTCAACGCCTCAACGGGTCTATTGGTGTTCGTCGTTCTGCCGGAAAGCACCGGGTGTACGACCTTGAGTGGTCCCTGAAAAACTACGACGACATTTCTTACCTGCTTGCCGTGCTGAATGGGGATTACGACGTAAACCCTAACGAAGAGAAACCCGAGATTTACTTCTTCGACCCGTTCGCGGCAAAAAGGAACGTCCTCCCCGACATGCTTGCATCGCCGTGGAAGTCGATGTTCAACGGTCGAAACTTGATGAAAGGTTCCGTCACGTCGGAGGATGTTGTTAGGTCAACAGGCGACACATACCCCGCACACGCGGTGAAGATTGAGACAAACACCCTGCCCGCAACCCTAGAGAGTCATGAATTTTTCATCCCCGTCCCCCCGTTCTGGTATTTCCATTTCGGGGCTCTTGGTTCGTCAGACCTAGGAAGTTTCGGGATCAAACCTGCTCCGAGCGGAGTAGAGACTTCCGTTTCGTGGCTTCCTGATGCAACCACGTTCCTTAACACCACGGTTCAGGCAGGAGCCGACGGGGGAATCCTGGTTCGATACTATGGCACAGACCTAGAGACCCCTGGTGAAGTGACCCTGGCAGGATGCATGGCGGTGGTTACCCAGGATTCTTCCCCGCCCGCCGTGCAGAGGTGGACCCCAGGACAGGGTTCGTCTGCGCTTGCCGTATTCGGTGAGCCTGCATTGTCTGGTTATAGTTCCGAGCTGGATTTGCAGGCGTTGTCGGTTTCTCTTGTAGAGGTGGGACCATAAATGTATGCGGAAGGAAGTCACGCAAAACCTGAACCACGCGACCTAACAGACTGGAATCTGTCTAAAAGCGGGATTCCGGTTGACCCCCAAAGTGTTCCCCCTGTTGGCTCGTTCTCGTACACGTTCGACACGGACCAAGACGACGGAGACCACGCCTTGCGTCTCGTTAACAAGGAAACGTACTTGGGGATCAAATATCCAGCGTCTCCGACTCCTGTGTACGTTCCGGGCCTTGTAACAAATGTTGACGTAGACGAGTTTGGTTCAACTACGGTCACTGCGTCTAATTTTTTTGAGGTTATGAACGTAAACAAGACTGTCCCTGCGTTCAGCGGCACAGCGAGCGCATGGTTGAAGTTGTTGTTCAACACCGTGGGTGCAACCGAGTACGCAGATTTCGTGCAAGATGACGTTACACCCAACCCCGTAGTTATGCCTTCATGGTCGGGTAATGTGTGGCATTTCTTGAATATTGGTTTGTCTTCTACCAAAAACTCGTTGAGCACCTTATATCTGTCTCAAGGTCCCCCCGAAATTTCTGTGGTTAACCTTGAAGACAACCCCGATTTTGGGTATGACAAGGACTTTCTTCTCTGGAACCAGGTTGTCCAATCCCCCCAACTGACGGCTGACAAGGGCAACCCCACCCCTTACGTGGAGGTTCACTACTACAACAACAAGGAGATAACCACCCCTTCGCTGATTTATCCCACGCTGAGGCAGGGATACAACGACGTCATCCAGGTTGACGCGGGTGAGGTCTACGAAACAACCCTCGATGTTGGGGCTTGGGTTAATAGTGTCGCAAACCCGGTTTGCATTGATCTGGTTACGCCTTCAACCAACCCTGGGTCAACGGGGGTTTACTGCGTCTCTTTGGCTGATGGTCGGCCACTACCTGCTGCCTGGTGGAACGCGAGTGGCGGTAGCATTACAACCCAGGTTGACCCAGAGGATTCGTCCCGAGTCATTGTCCGCATCGTTGCTCCCTCGGGGGGAGCTTATGCGGCGTCAGCCCCGTACCGTATTGCAGCTTCCGGGGATTCGTTCTACAACTCTCTACGTTTGGTTGCCACGTCTGGGGTTTTGTTTGAGGAAAAGTCTGTTCGATTCAAAACTGGGGCATCCGACAATCTAGTGGACCCGGATGTGGAACCAACCGTTATTGACTTACACACGATTGCAACCCTAGGTCAAGCAATTGACGTCGCACACCGGGTCTCTGCAACCCAGAGTGGGTTGGATAGGGCACTTAATCTCACCGTGGATTACGGTGAACCCGAATACCGGGATAATTCTATTTGGATTGTAAACGAGTGGATTAACAGAAGGTTCTATTACCGAAACGATTACTGGGTTGTTTCTTCTGTTTATGTTCAATCCGAGGGGATCGTATCTATTTCGTCTGTTCCGTTCTCTCAAATTGAGCAATTCTCAAACTCGTGGGGGTCGGAAACAATTGACGATTTCAATTCGTTGTGGCTTAACTCAAAATTTGTTGGGGACGATACAATATTTGATTTCAATCTTCGTCCCCTATTTATGGAGCAATAATGTCTAATCCGAGATCTAAAGTTTCTCCCGAATCCACAGCGTGGGCTCGCCAAGTTGACCGGGATGCATCATCACAATCCCGGAGAATCATGCAACTCGAAAACCAGCTCGCACGGCTTCAATCTCGTGTCACCATTCTTGAGGAAGCCAACCCGATCCCGGTTCCTATTCCTCCGAGTTCTTTCGCGGCAGGTGTTGCCGCTTCACTGGATGAAGCAGTGCTCCAGGTTAGACGACTGGGAGGACGGGTCTACATGGACGGAAAGGTTAGGTTCACAACTAGTTCTGCCAGTGACGTTAGATTACTGTTTGCTATCCCCGACGATTTCGCACCCGACCCGATCCGGGATTTGCGTTTCCCAGTGAACCAAATAATCAACATGGGTACCCCCAACGAGTTTTCTTTGAACTCAACAGTCAGAATTTTGTCTAACATGGTCTGGATTGAAACGCAGTCTGAAGCAGGGGACCATGTTGATTTAAGTCCTGTATCCTTTTTCCCGGAACGAGTCCCAATCATTTAAAGGAGAAACCAAGTGGGTTCTATTAACGACGTAGGGGTTTACGAGTACGACAACTCGGATGGACCATTGTCAGATTTCGCCGGGCTGTTGAACCGCCAGTCAGCGGCCTTGACTGATATTTTCGAGGGTGGGGGGCCAAGTTCAAACTCGATTCGGTTTGGCCCGCATCTTTTGCAGTGGGGGACCATAACGACGAGTGGCACCAGGACGGTTTGGACGGGGACAGCACTCTTCGCAACGCCGTTTTCCTCTCCCCCCTCTGTCGCTCTCAGTAACGCAGACAACAGCGCAGCGTCCTTCATCCTCTTTGCCGTCAGAGCCCGCTATGTAGATGGCTTCACGTGGATGGCACAGTGGCTTGAGAACGGATCCGGTGGTCCTCCTGGGGACGTACGCCTAGGGTCGTCCCACTCTGGCGGAGCAACGACCTCCTGGTTCGCTATCGGCCAGGCTGCCTGACTCATGACCTCCTGCAAGGTTTGCTTGTACGAAAAGAATCATGAAAAACTCAATTGGAGTCTTCCGAACACTAGAATCGCAGACATGGTTGACTGCTCCGAGTCTTCAGTTCGCCGGCACAAGCAACACATAGAGCCTAACCGTCGTGTGCGGAGAGAATGGGAAGTTCTCACCAAAGACGGTGAAATCCAAACTCTCCGTTCATACGCGGTGGAAGAACAAGCCCCGCAAATCTCTTATACGGATCTACACGAATCCCTGAGTGATTTCTCCTGGTATTCGCCGGACTCGTCTGGTCCAGGATCTGAGGTCTTCTGTTTCGCTTACGCACAGATCGGGAAGGCGATGGAGATCGGTGGAGGTACGGAGGAGACGATTGAACGGATCAAGGAGTCCCTCTCGCGTGCGGTCAACAGGTATCAGGAAACCCAGCCCGCCGAGATCGTGTTTGTTGACGGTGGGGATATTATCGAGAATTGCTTCAACACCCCAAAACAACTAGCAACCAATGATCTTTCCTTGCCGGATCAGATTCAGACGGCACGCAGGATCGTTCTCGAAATACTCAAAATCCTGCGTCCTCTTGCTCCGAAGTTGACTTACATCGCTGTGCCGAGCAACCATGGAGAAGTACGTATTGGTGCGAAGAACGCCCCCTGGACTTCTGACGCGGACTGGGGTCTACACATCCAGGAAGCAATTCAAGACGTGTCGGAAGAATACGATCTTGGCATCACGTTTGTTCGGCCCGACGAATTAGAGGAAACAGCGGTCCACGACACCGTGGACGGATCACGTCTTGCAGTCACCCACGGACACCAAGCGGGGAGTCAAGACTCACTCAAGAAGTGGATCATGGGTCAAGATCACGGGCGGAGGCCCGGATGGGATGCAGATATTTGGATCACCAACCACTTCCATAACCTTCGTGTCACAACTATTGGTAATGGTCGGTTCGCAATCGGCACGACAAGCATTGATCCCGGCTCACTTTGGCACTCCAAGGGAACGGGAGAATCAAGCAAGCCGGGGATCACTGCGTTTAGTACGTTTGCGGGTGAATGGCAGAATTTGAGCGTTCTTTAAAGGAACACTTGTTTCTCAGACGCTTAGGTCCTCCATCAATTCAATCACGTGTCCGTACGCACTAACCAATCCCTGGTAATACTGAACTGCGTAATGGTACTCGTGGAACCCGTTCGACTCTAGGCTGTTTATCGTTGAAACACACGACTCCACTAATTCGTGAAGATCGCGGTTCAATTCTTCAATAGTCACTCCCCGTACATCCTTTCCAGTGTTGGCTTGTGTTTAATGCTCCGAAGATAAACGAGAGCGTGTCGTGCAGCTTCGGTTTGATCCCGGTGGTTGTCGTCAGTCCACCACATGCCGACACGCTTAAGAATCTTGTCTGGAACCAGGGTGTTCTTACCTGACGCTGCTTGCAGGATCAGTTTCCCCTTTCCCCAATCGTTCATGACGTACCGAAGTGCCCCTTCGATCAGTACGGGCGTCAAATCCGATCCTGGGATGTTTCTGTTGATGAAATGCTCGCACACCACAACATCGGGAGAGATCTTGGGGTCTGAGCACATGGACCGAAATTCATAATTCAGCCATGCACTGAAACCGTCAAGACCCTCCTTGACTGCCGTCCGGTACACCACTTGTGCGGGGGAATCTTCTGGGGCGCGCAGAACGACTACCCCAGAGGTTCCACGACCTGATCCGCCAGGATCAACAGACAGAATAATCAATGCCCCGCCTCCATCCAGTTGTCAGCAAACTTTCCGTGATCCACCGTGAACTCGATCCCCCTGAATTCTGTCTCCATGCACGAAACAACAAGATCCCTGTTTTTCTCTGAATCATTCTTCGGGAAACTGAATGCGATCGCATCGTGAACAGGACACTTCACGTACTTCAATAAACCCAAATCCCGCATTTCAAGGAGACCGTCGTACATGATTTCTCGTGTCCCAGACTGCCCTAGAAGTGCCGGCGCCTGGGTGAACTCTCGTCCCTTCTCGATCGGCATTTCTCGTCCCCAATCATTGACGATCCAACCACTTTCCGCCGTGCGGGTTGACTCTTCCCGCCACCGCTTCACGTCGGGGAATGCAACATCCATTCGGTAAATGAATTGTTCCGCAATCTCTCGCGGTTGGCCGGACGTTCTCGTAAGAGTTGCTGCCTGAGCACCATAAGCGTAAGCGTGTCCGAGAGCCTTAGCAATCTGTCGGTAATGCTCGGGGTTGGAATCGTACTTCTCGTCTCCAAACACGATCCTGCCGTTGATCTCGTGCGTGCTTGGGGCTCCCGGTTGGAATCTTTTAGCGTACTCTTCGTCACCGCTGTAAGCGGCAACAACACGAGCATCGGCTGCACTATAATCCGCCTCCATTAAGACATGATCGTCAGAGTCCGCCAGAAAGTAGGATTTCTCAATCGCTCCCTCCCCACGGGAAGTCCACACGGTGAGGGCTGGTTTCGTCACCGACGTGCGGCCCGAACGCTGGAACGTCGTAATCTCGGGGTGAACGAACCCATCATCCTGCACGCAGTTCAAGGCTTGTTCCGCCAAGGATCGTTGCCCCATCATTTCAGCCAGACTACGACCCAGGTCTTCCGCATTTGTTCCCTCCGTCACAGAGATCAACGCTTCACCACCCAAGGACGGATTACCCGTCTTGGTCCGGGGGAGTTGGTCCTCACTAATCCCGTTGTCCGCCAAAATCTTCTTGATTGCTTCTTTGCCGGCATTAGTGCGCCAAGGCATCTTTCCTTCTGTTGGCATGTCGTACTCTTCGGCCAGGTGTGAAAGCAGTTCCTCCTTCCGTTGCCTCAGCTCTTCCACCCTGCGCCGTGCGGCATCCACGTCAAGACGGAAACCGTTGCGGGTGATTTGGGCGTTCACCTGCCAGATTTCTTGTTCCCGCCAGTGGTAGTCCGTGGGTGGTTCCACGTACAGGAGAGCACGGGCTAGTTCCCGCCCCACGATTACATCCTGCTCTGCGTACGCACGGAACTCGGGGTGATCGGTGGGAATGAGACCGAACCCACCGAACTCTTTAGCCATTCCCTGTAGGTCCCCAATCTTCCCTTCAATTCCGAAGGTGAACGCGAGATTATCGAGACCAAAGAATCGCATCATAGATTCGGGCTTGTCGGTCTTATACGTCTTTCCATCCCTCATTGTTGTCAACGGTGGGGCAGGGACTGCGAGGCTCGCGTACACCATCGTGTCCAGGACGGGGAGGTAAAGCGATTCGTCACCAAGCAGATACGAAAGATCGTACGAAATGTGGTTGTGCCCAACGATCATGTCCGCTTGTCGGCACACGTCAATGATTTCGTCGTAGTCTTCGGTGAGCACTACGTCTCCCTCACCCCAGGCGTACTGTCCGAGCCGGAAGTGTTCTTGAGGCTTGTTGTTCCAACGTTGGTCGGCGTCATGCGTCTCGGTGTCCGGGAACAGTGTCTTGTCACTAAACTCGTGCATCTGCACGCCCAAGTGTTTGCCGAGTGCGTACGCCACGAACGCCTGCGGGTTAACGTAGTTAGATAGCTCATAGCGACCGAGTGTGCGGGTCGCGGCGTCTGCTTCAAGCCCGAACGCAAAACTCCCCTCCGGGTCGTACTCAAAGTGGAGGGGAGCATCGCCAAGAACGTAGTCTTTGGCTACTGAGACAATGTTCCAGTTCGCTTCAGTTAGATCCTTCTGGGACGAATACTGGATCGTCGTCATTTTGTTCGTCTCCGTTTCTTTCTAGCAGCAGCCGTCGCAGCCGTGGGTCATGCCCGCGTCGATCAGGAAGTCAGCCTGGTCCGGGTCTGGGTGCCCGATTCCGTGGACACAGATACGCTCCACGATCTTCCGGTCGTCCCGCCAGTAAACCGGCCAGTCGCGCATGTGGTGTTCAGTTCTGTTGTGTACGAAACACGCATGGCCCACACACTTAGACAAGTGGTGGGTGTTCCGCAGGATCGCCAGTAGTTCACTCTCAGTCATGGGGGTTATCCATTCTGTAAAAGTTTTCGTAAGACCTACTAGAAACCGGCCCAGTTTGACCTTGATAGTGTGACCCGTACTTTACTGATCCGTAAAGAGAATCCACGTCAGAAGACATTTCAAAGAAACATAGTTGACCTATCTTCATCCCAGGGTACAACTTGATTGGTCTGTTGTTCACGTTCACCAGTTCCAAGGTGATGTTCCCGTGGAACCCAGGGTCAATGAACCCGGCAGTCACGTGAGTCATAAGCCCAAGTCGTCCGAGAGAAGACTTTCCTTCTAGTCGGGCAGCGATCCTGCCCGACAACCCTACAACCTCTACTGTTGCCGCAAGGACAACTTGTTGAGGGTGCAGAAGAAAGTAGTCATCCCAATCAACCGCATGACGAATAGTTCCCGTCGTGTCCGAACTGGCCGGGTCAATCACTCCCCCTCGGGGGAAAGTCAGAAACTCGTTGTCAAGACAAACGTCAATACTTGACGGTTGAATCATGTTCTCGTCAAACGGGAGCACCACGATAAGACCAGACTTAACGTGTGACTTAATATCACGATCACTCAAAAGCATTATTCAAAACTCCTTCTCTCGCTCAATCGGAGTCCAGTTCTCCCCCAATTAGGTGTTCAGCCAAAGCCGTGACCACAAGCGGAGGAACGGCGTTCCCGACTTGCAAATACTGTGCCGTCTTTCCACCCTGCCAGTCGTAATCAGCAGGGAAAGACTGCAAGATGCCCGCTTCCTGGACTGTAACGCGCACACTTCCCGGGGCCTTCTGCCGTGAAACCTCCGTCCTGTACCCGGGAGCCGCAACAACCTCCAGATTGAACGACCCGACCACTGTTGGTGAGGGGCGGTGCATCGGCCAAGTCGCTGAACCAGGAACCACAACTTTCCCGTTCTCTTCAAGCCACTCTTGGAAGTCCTCTTCCGTCACCATTCGATCCTGTTCCTTCCGACCTTGCTTGTCACCGTGAAGGCAGGCTCAGTCATGAGTCGTTCACCCCGGTTAGATGCATCCCCGCCGGTTCCGTAGTTGCTGATCATTCGACCCACCGACCGTTTGCAATCTCGGTCCGCATTCTGGCCCTCGCACCAGTCGCAAACGGCTCCGCTCCTCCCGTCTCTGCGCCCCCCCCGGTTACTGTGCAGGAGGGTCGCTCCGTCATGCCCCAACCCAATGCTTCGGCCATGCTCACCCACTTCTTTACACCAGGGTCCAGCTTGTATGGGGTGCGCGGGTAATACTTTGAGTGAGTCGGCACCGGAGGACTGACCTCCTTGCCGTGGCTCGCCAGCAGGAACGCCCTCTTCCGCGTTTGGGGTACACCGAACTGCTCAGAGTTCACATACCCCACCCACACGCCGTACCCGAGTGTCCGCATCCACTCTGCATACGCTTCCCAAATCGGGAGAACCGCCGGCACTTGTTCGAGCATCACATGGTTGGGAAGCAACTTACCGATCCAGCGGGCCACGTCGAATGTCAGATACGACCGCTCATCGACAACTCGTTCATGAACAAAAAACGCCTCGTCGTTAAAGGTGCTTCCGTCCCGCATTCGATTCAACGCCTCAATAATGACGGGCCGGTCCTGCTTCGTCCCCGCACCTTTCCCTGCCGCCGAGAACGACGGACACGGCGGAGACGCTTGCAACAAATCAAGATGCGGAGACGGCCAGACCACCCAGGGGTCAAGATCCAGCACGTCGGCCTCGATCACCTGATGCCCCGCAGCGCGGGCAGTCGCGGCTGCATCCTTGTTCAGTTCGATCCCCCACGTGGTGATACCCGCGTTCCGCAGGCCCTCACACACGCCTCCCGCGCCTGAATACAACACCAGTGCCTTCATTCTTTTACCTCCGACCTGGTGGGGGTTTGTCCGCAAAGCCCGCATTTCCCCACTCGTGCTCCGTAGATCAGTTCCCACTCCCGGCAACAGTAAGACGGGTACCCCGGAGGAATTCGTTCTAGCGGTGTGTGCGTTACATCTTTAGTGACGCCCCGTTGTTCAAGTTCGGGGTAATGCTCCATTTTCCCTCTTCCTCAATATCCACCCACACCCCAATCACCATTCCGTCTTTAGATTGAACAGTGAGTGTTCCTTTCACGTCTGCTAGACGGAATTCTTGTCTCTCAATCCTCAACAATTTCCTTCACAACCCCACTCAACCAGAACTTTCCTGCGTACGTTCCGTTTGGTTGAACCCTCATTTTTACTCCACTATTTGAATACGTTGGCTGAGGCATGTCGCGTTCGTTAACAGCGAGTTCTTCGCAATCCTTGGTCCACCTGCACGTTGTGCAAAACTTTCTAGCCGAAAGATGGTCCTCCAGGTTTTCAGACGTGAAAATGACCCCCAACCCAACGCATGGTGCGTCCTCAAACTTTCTTATAATGTCGGTCATACCACTCCTGTACGTCTTCAAGATTAAACAACTTGGTGTTCTTTCGTCCACCCAGCCGAGAACCTTCAGGTGAATAAGCAACCACGTCGGGGAACTTGTTCTTGTCCCTCCGTTGGTGCCACATGTAAACCTGGTTCACGGTCACCCCCAACGTGCGGGCCACCTCCGTCAATGTCGCCTTAGTCACTCTTTCACCTCGTATCCCTTGTCCGTATACACGATCCGCCCTTGTGCCCGGAGCGTAGCCAACATTTCGTCAATCTCTCCCTTACGGAACGATGAGAACTTCCGGTACACCTGAGCACCGTGAACCTTGTTTTTGAATCCCGACATGTACTTGAAAACATCGTTAACCTTTGACTCGAACTCACTAGCCGCCACCTGCCGAGCCATACGAATCAGGTCCGAGAACCATTCTTCGGATTCCCTCAACACGTATAGTAGATGGTTCAACTCAATTTTCTTAGACCTCTCGTACATTGCGATCAGTGCAGCGGCCTTCCACACGACCCACACCATCCGCACGCGAGAAGGTTCGATCAGTTCCTCAATATCGGAACCAATAATGGCGTACTTTGAATCCAACGCAAACTGGTTGAGACGACTTAAAGCCGAATCAGAAAGCAAGATACTCACGTCATCCGGGTTACCTCCGTAGTCCCAATCCTTTCGTGCCCGACTAAACGCACGGCAGAAAGAAATAACAGCTGGGTCTTCACTCATTTTTAGGCGCTCTTTAACACCCTGCCCGATCTTTTCCCGGTCTGGTGTCCAGTCGGGTGCATCATCCACGCACCAAATGAACCGGGGAAGAAACCCAGACTGGAACTGCGTGCTCGACAACACTTGAGCCGTGTGCCGTTCAATCCCGAGCCCCAGGAAGTTGAGTGTTGTCGATGCGGTCTTCTTCTGACTTGAACCAGTCGTAGCCCGCATGGTCCGTAGAACCTCACCATCGTACAAAGCGGTCATGCGTTCCACCGCTCCCGCCATGTAGTTCTTGTTGAACGCTTCGTTGAAGAAACCCGAGATCTCGTCTCGATGAATGAACGAAACCTTTCCGTCTCTTTCTGCAAGCGTTGCGTTCAATCCTTCCGGAGTGAAATCTGATCCAATATCGAATCCTTGCTGACTGTCGGGTAGTCGTGCCTCCCAGGTCCTCAACAACGACCGACCCAGGTTCACAACAGTTGTCTTCTTCAACTCCGAAGACGGACCCAGCATGAGGCCCCACAGATTCAACTTCATCGGCCCCATTTGGGGTTGAATGGTTGCCCACCCACCAAACACGTTCGCCAAAACGAAGAAACCAACAAACCTCGCATACTTCTGGGAAGCCAACGGTGACCTAGTGCTAACCCACGCGGCGAAATCATCAATAAACGTTGGGGTAATCATGCCTCGTTCATCTTCAGACAGAAACGAGACGTTCTTGTACGCCTGGTTTACTTCCCCATCCGTGTCTTCAACCCCGACACTTGTCCCTTGTTCGGAAACGAAGGTTGCGAAAGCCTTCTCGATCTCTTTCCACAAATCAGAGTCGGGCCGGTTGTCACGGTCGTACTTGTTGTACTTGGTTGCTTTTACGGCTACGAAGGTTTCCACCTTCGAGAATCCCGCACGAAGCATGTCCAGCGACAAGCGCCACCGCAACTTTGACCAGTCATCGGATTCTGTCGGGTCGTGCGCGAACAGATCGAACAACCCAGAATCGAATCTTTCGATCACCTTTTGAAGTTCCGGCAGATCCTCTGGAAGATTTGACGACTCCACGCGAACCACGGGGTCAACGTGAACGTCTAGATACTCGTTCTCGATCTCTGCCAGCGTGTAGACGGTTCCGTTTACCGTCTCCCGTACCTCGTACTCGGTGTCCGTCTTACCGTGAGTGGTTCCCGGCACGCGCATAAGTTTTGCTACCGTCCACCCGGACGGGTCGCACCCTTGGTCCTTGTGCGCCCTACACATTCTTTGTGCAACACGGGCTGAATCAGTAGCGAGAACAGGCTCAGACAGAATCCAGTAGCACTGATATGTGTTGGGGGAAGTCTCAACCACGATGCTTGGTTCGACCCGGAAGTTCGCGGGTTCACATGCGTCCGCATCGACATAAACCACGTTCGTGACTGTCGCGGTGTCTACGGACCTTTTACGATCATTAAGAAGGCTCGTGCAGTAGTACACGTCATGAGACTTGTTGCCCTCAATGAACTCGTGCAGGTTTTCCCGCTCGTCCGGCCACACATAGAAAGCGGTCTGGTCGATCCTGAGTTTTCCTGACTCAAAGTGACCCACCACGATCTGCGCGTACCCGTCTGAATCTCCGTACGCAGAATTTACTGTCGTGCTTTGGGTCACCGATCCTCCATTCTCAAGGTATAAGTTGAAGGCAGTTTAGACAATTGCCCAGGTGTCTCCTAGTGCGGGGGACATCCCCGTCGTGGAGGATTTGTTTACAGCAGTTTACTCTGCGTCCCTACTTGCCTGTTTGAGAGTCTTCTCAGTAGTCAATGGCAAGACTCGTGGAGCGCAGGAGAGTCGAACTCCTGTCCGTAAACGTTCCGCGTGCGGTCTTACGCCTACGTCGAAACCAATCGCGCCCCAGGGTGCCCCGAAGGGCTATTCAGTTGTGTTGTGATCCTACAGGGTTCGGTTCCGCGACTTCTTGGGCGGGGTCTCCGTCTTGGACTCCTTCACCGAAGCGCCCCCGGTCATGACCCGCTGAACCTCGTTCCGATCGTCCGGGTACTGGTCGGTTCCCTTCTGAACCTTGATACGGATCGTGACCGGCTCCCCCACCACGTCGTCAATCTCGGGGATCTCCGCGTCACCGTCCTCGTCGATAGCCCCGAGAGCGTCAAGAAACTGAATCAGGGTGAAGTTGCTTGCACCATCCGGGTTCTTCTCGGTGGGTGCCCAGTTCGTGAACAACCCGATCCGCTGAAACACCCGACGATTCTCGTAGTCCCCCTCCGAGATTCGGTACTGCACGTTCCAGAACGGTCGCCCCTCGTTTCGACCTGGACCGAACTTACCCTCCTTTACGGAGAAAATGGTTGCCTCGTACGTGCCGGCCGGAATCAAACCAAAAGAATCCTCCTTGGCCGAATCAACCGCACTCTTGCCAAACTTCAAGCTGTTGCTCATTACTTGTCTTCCTTCTTCGTGTTGTTACGGTTCCGTGCGATCTCGAAAATCTCTGCGAACGTCGGGTCAACCATCTTCTCAGGCAAACCGTGCCGGTTCTTGCTCACCGATTTCTTACTGCTCTCACAGTACGCGGTAGTCACACCCTTGTCTCGCTCCACCTTGAGCACCATGTCCGGGATTCCGGGGAGTGTGTCTTTTGCACTACCCGCCAACATGATCCCATCGACATACCCGCCTGTTTCAAGTTCAATCCTCTTAAGGTGGAGAACGAGGATACCAAACTTGTCTGAATCCCGGAGTTGCACCGCAACATCCTTTGACCAGTCCGCGATATCGTCCCAAGCCTTGAACTTGTTAGCCGTGTTCTGCTCAAGATACGCAGTCTTAGCCCACCCCTGCGCCACGTCAAAAGTGTCAATCACGATTGCGTCGTACTTGTCGGGCATTTCATCGTTGAGTGCCGCATCAAGAACACTCTCGAATCCCTCAATCGTGGTTACAGGGATAATGTCAATCTTGTCGTCATCGAACCCGACCAGAGATCCGACAGTGGAACCCTCGGTGTCGATAATCAAAGTCTTGTTGAAGCCGGGAACCTCCGAAACCGTGGCCGCAAGATAAGACTTACCTGAACCTGGAACACTGTAAAGGAGAGCAAGGCTCGGTTCCGTCAACTCGCTCGGCTTCTTAATGAACTTTGACCAGTCCATTGCCATTAAATATTCTCCTCATCAAACTTAATAGTTACCACCTTGCCAACCTCATCCTGAAAATCTTCGTACCGATCTCCAAACAACGCCTTGACCTTGACGGAATCAAGAACCTGCTTAAAACACGGCTTCAACGCATCTTCCCCCAAGACCTTCACAGCCTTGTTGGGGTTGAACCGCCTGTTCGGTCGAACCTCGACCAAGAAGTAACCTTCACTCCACGTGCCGTCCTGGTGGTTGTTCTCCGCCAACAAGTCTTCCCGGAGTTCCTTCTCTCGTTCCTGCAAAGACTTGATCTCAGCGCGAATTTCAAACAATTCCCGCGTAACACTACTCATTGTTAGAGATCCTCTCTATCTCCCGACACAGATACCACGCGGCTTTATGCAAATCTTCAATTTCGGTGCCGGCATCCTTTAGACCCGCACGGGCAACGTATTTAACAACGTTTCCCCGGTTGAAGTTCATTTGCTCGGTGAGATCAATAACTTCTAGGTTCTTGTATGACGTGTAATGCGTCGGATGATTCACGGGGTCGTTCATCGCGGCCACTTCCTGCACCCCCGTACGCGGTGAGAACGATTGCTTGCCGCGTTCTTCGCCTCCCGGCGTGTTCCATGCTCTGACACGAGTTCTCCTGTGCGTGCATCGTACACGCCGTATGTCATGAACTTTGGTCCGTTCAGGTTAACAGTAATCAATGCACTCCTCCGTGCTCGAAACAGTCGGGGTGTGCCTCGTACTCCACGTTAGCACCCGCACACCAGATTTCTTCTAGTCTCCCCCACACGCTTTCCGCGTGCTCGTGGATGAACGGAATCTCCCAATCAAAAAACGCGGTGTCATCTTTCACGTCTCGTGCGAGAAACGAGAACAAGATCTTTTCAACAGGCACACCTTCCGCCCGAACCCCCCGTGCGTACATGTGTCCTTGTCCCACATACTTTTCAAGGTTGAACCGAGCCCGCCGGAGAAACTTGTTCTCGTTCTCTTTAGGCTCAAACAGGACTGCTTGTTTGATCCACTTCAACTTATCCTTGTCCGTGGTCTTCGTGTCTTCCAGGGTCCACTCGTTGGTCGGATAGAACGTGTTCTTGTTCGGAGGAATCAGTGCGTCATAAGACCCACGGATATCTCCGTAACCTTCAAGGTGTCCAACCGTCGTCTTGCATTCTGTACGGATCTTTTCGGACACCCCATAGTCCACGTTAAGATCATTAATCGTGTGCTCCTGGTCCAGGTGAACAGCCGTGCCGATGCGGGCAGCCACCCACCACCGACCCCGCTTGCTCGCCTCCGTGCGAAACAACGCCTCCTGCACGCAGATATCGCAGGGTGATCCGATTTCGCTTGGGCCGATCTTAAGTTGTTTATCCCGATCAGACTCAATCGTGAACAACCGTTCCAAGAATGTTTTACTCATCCCGCCCTAAAACCCTCACTCCAAGAACAATCCCGTATACGAAAAACGAGGCCGCGAAAATAACCCCCAAAACAACCATTATCTTTACCCGTTCTCGATATCGTAGATCAGGTCAGAAAGAACATCCTCAACCTGCCGCCAGGTGAAATACTTCTCGTGGTTCTTGCTCTCGTACATCACTACGGCTGCATCGTGAGCGTCATCCCGGTACTGAATGATCTTGTCCATAATGTCTTGGGCGTTCATTCGATCTGACCTGCCTTTCTTTGTTCTTGTGTAAGAAACAATACTGTTCTTTGTGGAGAACTAATATAGCCCGTTCGGACTATACGAACGTAGTCTCTTTGAGGCCCGCTTCTGCTTCGGCACGGAACTGCATCCACCCCAACAGGTTGCCCATTTTCGGCAAATGTTCAGTCAGAATCGTAGCGGAAGTATTCCTCACGGACCCCCGGAACTGACGATTATCCCTACACGGGGTCGCAACGTGCTCCAACGGTGACCAATGAATCACTCCGTTAGATCCCTCCATAAGTCGGTCAAACAAATCCAAGTCTGCTTGTGGGTCCCGCGTTCCTTCCTGCGTCTCGTACGAAACCCGCGCACACCTGGCCGCCGAAATACGCTTCAAATCGTGTGTATCGAATCCTTGCAAGTCATCCGTGTACGGAAGGTGCCAGTCGCCCAAATCTTTCTCGGTGGCTTCACTTTCACCCATTGCAACACGAATTGCCTCCGCCACCACCCTAATTTCGGGCTGTGCCGCATCGTCGCAACGTTGGTTGAAAAAGTTCTCCCACGCCGTTGAAGTGATAACCACCGTGTGCAGGAGGAACGGCTCTAGAAGTCGGTTGGCTACGGACTTATGCACACCCAACTCATGTAGCTGTTGTGCGTACTTTGCAGCATCGTTTGCAGCATTACGCCAAACATCTTCCGCCAACAGTCTTTCTTTAAAAGGAAGTTCCTCTCCCCCCTGCATCCCCTTTTGCTCTGCCGGGAACGAAACAGGAATTGCCGGATCATTCTGCACCCTCGTAAACTGCTTTTTAAACGAGATCGCGCGACTGGATGCAGAGTTTCGAGAAAACACCCGGTGAGTATTCAGTTCTGCAAGGACGAACCTGTGCATTGTTGCCTGCACGGTTGTCAACCGAACACCATCGGGGGAAACACTGTCCGCGATTACTTTCGCTTCAACCACTCATCTTCTCCTTCAACACAGCCTCAGCCTTTTTCCATGCGGCCCGGTCTTTTCTTAGACGTTCTCCACCCCAGAACACTCTCTCTAAATACTCTTTGGAGTCTTCGGGAAGATCGTTTATCGTTTCATGAAGATCGACGTACCGCGAACCATTTTCGATTCTTTCGATTCGGTGATCCAAATCGTATGGCTCGTTCCAAGATCCCGGTTCTGGTAAATACTCGTAGTTTTGTTCTGGAACCCTCCATCTTCCCCGGTTCCCTTCTGTACCGAACAAGGGTTTCTTGCTTGAAACTACATCCAGCATCCGTTTACGCGCCGCGTTCGTTAAGTGCGCCGGCCTGTTTCCCCGCTTCGGGTCGTAATTCTGATCCGCCCGCCACATGGCTATCCAGCCTTCTTGTGCAAGATCATCGACCGTCAAAATACGACGTGCAGCACTGTCTTCCCACAACATATCGTGAGCAAGCCGGTAAATCCACCGTCGGTATTGCTCTAGGTTTTCACTCACTTGTCTTCGTCCCTACTCATCCGCAGATACGCCCCCGCGACCTTGAGGGCGGGGCCAATCTTGGGGAGGGTTTCCACGGCGCTCACTGCGCACCGTCCTCGTCCAGTACGGTGCGGAGTTTCCGCTGCAAGTCACGCCAGCCTCGGACGTAGTTCTGGCTCGGAGTCGGCTCGAACTTTGGTGGGTAGAACACGTCCCGCTCGTCGGCCACCTCCCGGACCCTGGCGAGCGGAACGAGGTCACTCATCGCCGCTCTCCTTGATGTCGTCTGAGTGATCAGCCATGAATACTTCGGCGTACGCCAGGACGGCTTCCAGATAGGGCCTGCGTCGAGAAATCTCGTCGCCCTCTGCCTCGGGCCAACCATCGTCGGACGCGATGAGATCTCGGAGTTCATCGGGAGTGCCGTCCCAACAGCCGACTTTCATGAGCCAGCGTCCGGGGTGCGCTTGCAGAAACACCAAGCCTGATGGGGTTTCTCCAAGCAGGTAGAGCCCTCGCGCCACGAACAGGTTTGCCCCAGCCAGGTCCGCCCCGCTCAGGTTTGCCCAGCGCAGGTCCGCCCCGAGCAGGTTTGCCCAGCGCAGGTTCGCCCCGTACAGGTTCGCCCCGTACAGGTCCGCCCCGTACAGGTTCGCCCCGCTCAGGTCCGCCCCACTCATGTCTGCCCTGCTCAGGTCCGCCCCACGCAGGTTTGCCCCGTACAGGTCTGCCCCACGCAGGCTTGCCCCGCTCAGGTCCGCCCTGTACAGGTCT